GTACGTACGTACAGGAGGTACCCCATGCCCATAGACCCTGGACGCAGGCGCTACTTCTCGACCATTTCCAAGACCGCCCTCAAGCGCATCGCCTCCCGTGGGGGCAAGATCGCCTGGGAGCGGGGCAACCCCCACCGCTACACCAAGGCCGAGGCCAAGGCGTCAGGCAGTAAGGGAGGCTTGGAGCGGGCCAGGAAGTTCCGGGAACTCCGCGAGCTTGAGGCCCAGATCGCCCGCATCGAGAACGAGCAGGCCCAACATCACCGCATCATGACGCCCGAGGAGTCCCGGATCGACCACGCCAAGCGGAAGCTCAAGTGAACTCCTGCGGGTTGGGTCCCTGTGATCTGAGCCTTGGGCGTGGAGGTCCAGGCTGCTACCTCTGTGACTTCATTACCACCCTCCAGGAACCGCCTATACGCCCTCCAGAGCGACGACTGGAGCCGGGGAAGGGTAAGGCCCCACCCCACGAGCGTTCGCCTCTCCAGCGGCGTCTGGAGCGTCCCCACGGAGCTAGAAAGGGCACTCTAGGAGGTCTATGGGATGAGGACTCACAGTGATCCTCCTTGTTAGTGGTGCCACCACCTCAGTCGCATGGTTCCATCCCAAGCGTGTCGGGGTGCTCTGTGTACCGGGGAGTTGGTCGCATCACATTCACGAGAATCGTCCGTGGGCTGGTGACAACGGGGCGTACTCTGGCTTCGAGGAGTGGGCCTTCCTCGCCATGTTGGAGAAACTCCAGCCGTACCGCTCGACGTGCCTGTTCATCTCGGCCCCAGATGTGGTGGGGAACGCAGAGCAGACGGCGGACCTGTTCAAGGTATGGGCACCGCGCATCCGTGAGGCTGGGTATCCGGTCGCCTACGTGTTACAGGATGGAGCCACCACCCTCCCGCCGTGTGACGCGGTGTTTCTCGGGGGTACTACGCTGTTCAAGCTCTCTGAGGGTGCCCTACGGCTCTGTGATGAAGCGAAGGCGACTGGTCGGTGGGTGCATGTCGGGCGAGTCAACACCAGCCGCCGGATTCAACGGTTCATTGAGGTGGCAGATTCTATTGACGGAGGGACGGCGAGCCGATGGGCCATGACCAACATCCCCAAGATGCTCCGATGGATCGATCAGGCCCGGTCCTCCTCTGGCTTGGCCTCTACGTGGCAGCCATCGCTGTCGTTAACATCGGACTCGGACGCTGGCCCTATCTTGGCAGCCTCCTCGTCGGAGGAGTCCTGATGATCCGGGATGAACTCCAGCGGGTCGGGGGGCACCGTGCGGTGGCGTGGGGCCTCCTCTGTGGCGCGGTGGCAACCGCCTATTGCGCCCCGTCCATGCTCGTCGCCAGCCTCGGAGCCTTCTTGGTGAGTGAGTCCTTGGATTGGTGGGTACTCACCCAGAGTGGAAACAGGATGACCTCGAACGTGGTGGGATCGGTTGCTGATACCACGGTGTTTCTCTGGCTCTCTCCGGTTCCGTGGGTAACGTGGCCTCTCATGGTGCTCTCTAAACTCATCCCATCCATCCTGCTTCTCTTGCGGGAACCACTGACCCTGTGAGGAGGGTATAGCTCTTGCTTAAAGCTCCACTATGAAGCCTGTTCGAGTCTACTTTCTCGGTTCAAGGAGAGAACCTATGGCCCTGCACCCGTCGAACCTGCCCCGTGTCAGCCTCGATCACCTGGAAGATTCCATCAGGAGCCGCTGGGATCTCGCCCAGAAGGTGAAGGAGATCGAGGGGGAGATGAAGAACCTCTCCGAGATCATCATGGCGGGCCTGAGCGCCCAGGGTATGACCGCCTACGAGACCGAGGATCTCGTGGCCTCCATCGTGACCTCCACCCGGAGCACCCTCTCGGAGCGCAGACTCCTGGAGCGAGGCGTCCCGATGAACGTCATCGAGGACTCCAAAACCAAGAGCACCTCCAGCTACGTGAAGGTCGCCAAGCGTGATGAGCCTCATGTGGTCGGAACAGAAGCCCCCACAAAGGAGAACGATCCCATCGGGAGATTCCGGGTCAAGCGGGAAGCGGAAGGTGACTGAGCTAGAATGCCCGCGCTGCCATGCCCATCTGTGGTTGTGAGTGACACTGATGAGCGAACTCGAATGCCCGCGCTGCCATGAGACGAGACTCGTGGAGCGTGTAGGAACCGAGGCGTACTGCGCCATGTGTGGGTGGACGTTCCACCCGGAGGAGAATCATGCCGAGCGACTACAACCCGAACGAGACCGCACGAGACTGGGAAGCGTTTCAGAAGAACGAAAGCGGCGACAGGACTGAGCGCATCAGGGTGGCTGGTGGCTGGCTCTACGCCCGCATCATTCCGGGCGCTGATCCCAAGGCTCCGCCTGCCATAGGCGTCACCTTCGCCCCCTCCCCCACTGGAGACTGACCATGTGGACCCTCTACGTGGGGTTCCTCGTGTCACTCTCGCTACTCGTCGCAGGCGTGCTGATGTACGCCGTGGCGGTGCTGTTGTCGTGATGTACTGGACCCGCTTCCGCCAGTGGCTCTGCTGGCACCATGACGTGTGGCAGATCCGACCGGGGCGGGTCTATCTCTACTGCTGGAAGTGCGGGAGGACCACACCAGGATGGCCCCGCCACCCTACCTCGGAGCAAAGAGCCAGTCCCACGCTGGAGGCTTGAGGCGACCCTGTACATCGGTCAGGAACTTCACCGGGTCGATGTTGGCTCCACTCAGAGGGGTCCCTCTCGCCAGTGACTGAACGATGTTCTTCGGGAGGCCCAAGGGATCTGGGTCATCAGAGTTGAAGTACTGGTTCAGCCCCACCCCCACACCGAAGGGCAGCGCATAGGGACCTGTCGCGGCTGCGGCAGCAGCACGGGGCTGATACCCCTCGGGGAGGAACATATCCGCCAGCGCCCCTGCCCCGACTGCTCCGGTTCCCAGGAAGGCATTGACCACAGACTGGGCTGGCCGTACCCGCAAGGGATTATTGCGGCCCTGGAGGAGGAAGTTGATCCCAGGGGTACGCTGGAGGCCCTGCTCTAGGAGGTTAGACCCAGCCGTGTAGCCAATCGGGATCGTGACCCCACGGGCGACTGGCCCAACCTTGTTGGCGACATTGAGGAACTCCTCTGTGGGAGTCCCTGTCCCCGCAATCGAGGGAGGAATGGGCACCTGTCCCCTGAGAAAGTTCCCACCCTGTCTGAGGGTCGCGCTCTGAGGCTCCCCGGCCTGGAGCCACCGTGCTGCCAACGCCGCCCTCTGCTCATCAGGAGCGAGGATGCCCTGAGAGGCGAGCTTCGCAGCCTCATCCGAGGTGGGCGTCATGTTGAAGTTGATCCGCCTGAAGAAGGCATCGGGAACCCCTACCGCACGGAATGGGAGTGACGCCAGCCCCTCAGCAGGCTTCCTATTGAGCGAGGCCGAGAACAGCGGGTTCTCCCCGGTCCAAGCTACATGCGCGGCATCCCTGATCCCCTGGGGGATAGCCGTAACAGCCTCTCCTGCCTGCCTCATGGTCTGGAAGGGGTGGAGCGGGAAGTTCTCGACCATACGGATCGGAGCCGATGAGAGTCCACCAAAGAGGGACTTCCACTGGGCAGGACCCGTCATCATGGCCGCCTGCTGGTACTGGTCGTACATGTTGGCAGTCCGGCCCAGGAAGCTCTTGCCTCCCTCTCCCCAGATCCGCGCCTCATTGCCACCCGCATAGCCCAGCCCTGCACCTGCTGCCGTCCCGCCCAGCCCGTAGATGATGGCGTTGCGGATCTTCTCCTCCTGGGTATCGCCCTGCTGGTACCCGGCTGCGGCTCCAGTGGCTCCTCCTGCGGTTCCCCCGAAGATCCCCAGGGCGTTCTGGATCTGCATGAAGCCTTCATCGTCACGTCCACGCCCGGAGATGGGCCGCTCAAGCTCCTGGAGCGGGGAGATTGGCTCTGCCCCCAGCCCTCCACCGAGCACCTGCTGTCTCTGGGGCACCACATCAGCCAGGGCCGGATGGTTCCCCATCTCGGCAAGGGCCTGCTCCGGGGTCATCTCCCCATTCATCACACGCTCGCTGAGATCCTGCCACTCAGCCTCGACCGCTTCCTTCTCCTCGGTGCTCAAGCGGCCCCAGGCGGATTCCTCCTTCGAGGTGTAGAGTTCAGGCGCTGGTTTCCTGGGAGGATTGGCAGGGCCAAGGGCCTTCCGCGCTTCAACGAGCCGTGCTCTCCCGGCGTGCAACTCCTCCTCTGTGATGAGCCGCTTCCCATAGTCGTCCCAGAGCTTTCCTTCCTCCAGCGAGAAGGCCCGGTTCGCCTCTGCCAGAGGGTCAGCCGTCACCCCCACGCTCTCGGGTTCATCTAGGATGCTTATTCCTGCTTCCAGGGACGGCTCTGGAGGCCCTCCAGCGGGCGTAGGAGCCTCCGGGAGGGGTAAGGGTAGGGTTGGGGCTGGCTCGCCTCCAGGGACGGCTCCTGGGGCCTCTGGAGCGACAGGAATAGCCACCCTGGTTCCGGCCACATCCGTCACTCCGGCTCCTCGTGTGGTAGGAATCCCACGAAGGACCTCTGCCGGGTCCACCCCTGAGCGTAGCTGGTTGATGGAGGCGATCCCCTGCTCACGGGGGATGCGGCCTTCCCGTACGGCGAGTTGAATGGCCGCCATAGCCTCCGGGTCTGCTGTGACCTGCTGCCCCCCCACCTTGAGGGAGGTCACAGGTCCAGGGACCACAGGTTCGATGGGTGCTGCTGTGATCCCAGGTACCACTGTGGGTTCAGGTGCTGGCGTCCCGCGAAGGATCTCCTCCGACTTCTGTTGATACCGGACCCACTGGTCCCTGATCTCCTGCTTCGAGGCTCCCCGTGCCTTCATCTCCCGGATGGTCTGGTTGTGCTCCTCATAGGCTTGATTAAGGATTCCCTGCTTCGAGGGGAGAGGAACCGCAGGCGTAGGAGTCTCGGCACGGATGCCCCGTACCAGTTGGGGACCACCCGGAGCCGGAGCCGGTGCTGCCACAGTCGGGGCCGGTGCCGCCGTAAGCGTAGGCGCAGGCTCCCCCAGCTTTAATCCCCTCACATCACCAAGGTAGGGCGTGGGCGGAGCAGGAGCCGCCTGGATTGGGGCAGGTGCAGGCGTGACAGGCGCAGAAGGAAGCGGAGGACCCAGTGGACCTCCCGGCGCATAGTCAGAGGGGGAACGGGCCAGTGTGGTCTCATTCCCGGTTCCTGGAAGTGGAGCCTCACGTACCGGAGGAGGTCCTGTCGGCTCAGGGGGAAGCGGCCAGCCCTGCTCCTCGGCCTTGAGGCGGAAGATTTCCCGTGCTCTCTCCGGGGAGGTTCCAGCCTTGACCTGCTTCTCCAGCTTGGAGACGAAGGCTTCCATCTCCATCAACTGGTCTGAACTCATGGGTACGTCGGTGGCAACGGCTTCCGTGGCTGCGGTAGCTACTGCTGGGGCCTCTCCAGGTGTGGCAGGGGCCGCTGCGGGACGCTGAGGTGGACGCCTCCCCGCAGGCTGGGCGGCTATCCGGGCCGCTTCCTCGGGCCACTGTTCCGCCACGGCATCCATGAACTCCTCACGGCTGATGCGCCCCTCACGCACCTGCTTCTCCAGGGTCTCGATCATCTTCGCCCGAGCCAGTAGCTGCTCAGCCTTGGTCTGGGGAGCCTTGGCCTTCCCAGCGGGAGCCTCAGTGGGGAAGCGTTCCGGGTACTGCTTCCGCATCATGGCTTCAGCCTTGGCCCGGTCCATCCCCTGATACTTGACAGCCCGCTCCAGATCCGGGGTCAGTTCAATCTGCCCACCAGGAGCCGCAGGAGCCTCTGTGGGAGGTGTACCACCCCTACCCATTCTCCGCTGCCACCAGGACGGCCCAGCGGCCTCCTGTGGCGGCTGAGGGGCCTCTACGGGTGCTGTAGGCGCAGGTGAGGGAGCTTCTCCCGGAGTCGCAGGTGGTGGGACCTCATCCTCCAGGGTCAACCGGAGGGGAGCGCCCTCTCCTGCCTCATCAGCCCCCATCCCTGCCTGCCGTGCCGCAGCGGTGGCAGCATCCACCATCTCATCGGCAAAGGGAGCCATCCTGGACCCGGCAAAGTTCACACCCCGGACTCCCGCGAGAAATCCCAGTCCCTTTGCCAACCCGGTCTCCGGGATGACGCTCGCAATGTTGGCGAACACCCCGGCTCTCTGTTCCGGGGTCATCGTCTCCAGCGCCAGCTTGAAGTGCGCGGGACTCCACCCTCCGGTATCGGTAATCCCCGTGGCCCACTCGAAGATGCGCCGTACCTGGTTGGAAATGAGTCCAGCCGGGTCCCCGAGTCCAGGCAGATCCACATCCGTCATCCTGGAAGGCTTCGTGGGAGAGACCAGCTCCCCACTCCCCTGAAGCGGCCTCTCCTCACGGCTGGGTCTATGGCGTGGTGCCGGAGTGGACAGCATCCGTTGTGTGATCTCATCAGCTTCACTGGGAAGCTGAATATCCTCCGTCCGGCGAGGGCTGTAATCGAAGGGGTAGGTGGGCTGCGCCACCTCGGGCTTATCGGGGCCAGGGAGAGACGCAAAGATCCGGTCAAGCTGCTCCTTGGTGGGAGGCTTGAACCCCACGATGATGATGGAGCGCCCGTCAGGAGCGCGAACCTTGTACTGGACCGAGCCTTCAGGCACACATCACCTCATGGGGATGACATCGTAGCCTTCAATCTGAAGGCGTTCCTTGAGGCGTACTGGCTTCCTCTTGCCCTTCCCCTTGACCCTGGGCGTCCTCGTGGTGACTCCTGGCTTTCCCGGTGCCTGACTCGCCCGCTGATTAAGCAGGTTGAAGATGGTCTCCGCCGAGGGAAGCTCCGGCGCTCCAGGTGCGCCAGCCTCACCGAGACGGCTCCAGATTTCCTCACCACTGGGGCCACCAGTAGAGGGGGCACCCCGAGAGGAGCGTGGCGCTGAGGGGAGTGGGCCAATGGGGACCTCCCCCATATCCTGGAACGGGATCTCAGGGATAGCCCGTAGTCCAGGGATCACCGTAGGTCCAGGTGTTCCCCCAGGTCCAGGAGCAGCAGGCGGACCACCCTTGGGACCAAGATTCTCGGTAGCCTCCGGGGGCAGATAGTCACCCCACTTTTGGAGAGTCTCGTTCCATACTCGCTTGATAGCCCGTGCAGGCCAACTCGGTTGCTCCCCACCAGCCAGTTGCTCCTTACGGTAGGTATCCGAGAGCAGGTTCCGCCCAGCCACAGGGTTGATGCCGTAGCCGTAGAGGTCGAAGAACTGCCCGCTATTGACCTTCTCGTCGTACACCCGAAGCGCATCAGCAGCATTGGGGTTATCGGCCTTGATCTTGGCGATGCCTGCCGCAAAGTCAGGGGGGATGGCTCGCTCTCCTGCCGTCCCACGACTCCCGCCTGCGGCAAGTTCCTCCATCTTGTAGATGTGCTGGGTACCAAGCTCATTGTATCGCTTACGTTCCGCTGCTTCCGGGTCCTCGAACGCACCTTTGGCCGCAGACTGCCCGGTGGCAAGCGCATACTCAACCATCAGGCGCTGTTCCTGGGTGAGGTTGGGGTTTTTGAGGAACTCCTCCAACCGTTGCCGCTGTAACCTGTCCTGCTCGATGTCGTAGTCGATCTTGGCCTGCTGCGACTTGCGGTAGTCGTCCAGTGACTGCTGCCGCCGCTGGCCCTCCTCACGCAGGATACCCAGACGCTCCTCCTCCAACCGGTTCTGAAGGATCTTCTGGATATCCTCGGTGGCTCCACCTAAGCCACCAATGGCCTTGAGCGTCGTGATGCTGGGCATCTCAAATCCTCAGAACTGCGGGATATTCCAGACAAACCCTTGATCGGTCTGCGGCCCCTGTCTCGGCCTGTCATTCATCGGCGGGGTCAGGAAGTTCGGGTCAGAGGAGGTCCATCCCGGACTCCCTGGCTCCACGGGTCCCTGCGGATAGTAGGGCCGGGTCTGCTGGATATTGCGTGGGCGTTCCATGTACCGATTGATGCCCCACTGTGCTGCCTTACCACCAATGCCAAGAAGCCCCAGGATACCGAGCCATCCCGGTGCGCCTGACCCCGGCCCGGACTCGGCGATTCCAACCGACTCCAGCCCGGAGGGAGACGCATACCCTGGCATCCCTGGACTACGCCCGAAGGAAGCTGGCGCACCCGGCGAGGTACTCCTTCCACCCGGACCAGCAAGGCGTCCTTCCGGCCCTGCGGTACCACCTCCGCCTCCACCAGTACCACCGAGTCCGTAGATAGTGGGAGGCGTGGGCAGCGGGTTAAACACATCCCCCACCGGCACCACACGCCCGCCTGTCTGAGGGGGCGTATTCACCAGGGGCGACTGCTCGCCAGCCACTTCCTCGGGGCGGGCCGTGGCAATCTCCCCGGCTCCCTGCGGGAAACCCCGATTCCCCCGCTGTGAGGGGAAGCCTCCCCCCTGCCGCGCATTGCCCGTGTAGTCCCCTGCCATATCAGCCGGGAGGAACCGCCGCCCTCTCGGACCAGCCGTGGCCGTACTCAGCCCGGTCCCGACACCCCCACCGCCTCCTGGCATCTGGTTGAGGAGGGCTTGACGGGAGAGTTCTGCGCCAAATGCCCGTGAGTTCGGACCCAGAAGCGAAGGACGCAAGCCCCCCTCGAAGTTGATGTCCGGCACGCCTTCGGGCAACCCTGTGGCGTTCACGTCCTGCACGTTCGCCATCACGTCGCCCATGACGACCTGCTTGGCGCGTGCGGTTGGGGCATCCAACTGGAACTGGCGCTGGGCCATCTCCAGCTTCCCCGCCTCAATGAGTTGTTGGTAGAGGGAGAGGTTGCCCTGGTTCAGGTCTGCTAAGGCACGGCGGGCAATCTCGGCCCGTTGGTTGGCGATCTCGGCCTCGGTCTTCTGGCCCTCAGCCGCACCCTCGGCCATCCCAGCAACCCGGTCTACGCCTAGCCAGAAGACATCCCAGCCTGTTAGTTCAGCCATCACTCACCTACCTAGAACCCGAAGATGTTGAATGGCGCTTGATTGAGTTCCGCCTCACGACTCCCGATGTCGAAGCCAAGACGCTGCCCGAACTGCTTGTTCTGGAGATCCTGTGCCCGCTTGGTCAGATCGAGTTCGCGCATCCCGAGGAGCTTCCGCAGATCGAGGTCGCCCAGTCCCAACCGCTCCTGCACTTGAATCCCGAAGCGGCGGATCTCGGCATCGAGGTTGGCGATGTCCATGCGGAGCTTGTTCTCCTGCTCCTGTGAGAGCAACCCGGCCCCGAGCTTGAGACCCTCCATGAGACGACCTCTCCGACTCTCCAGCGCCTGCATGGTGAGGTCGGCGTTGTAGGCAGCCCTCGCTTCCTTCGACTGCTGCTCGATGCCCTGCTGGGCCGTATGGAGTGCTCCGGTGCCGAGTCCTTGGAACGCGGCCTGCTCAGCCAGTTGCGACTGCTGCCGATCCCCGGCTCGCTGTGCTGCGACATCATAGGCAGCACGGGCCGGAGCGATGTCGGGATCGTTCGCCCCGATCTTGTTGGGATCGAGGGCCAGCATATTCATGAGTTGCTGCCGGACGAGGGCGGTGTTCGTGGTCGTCTGCCCCGCCTGTGGCTGGACACCAATCACCCCAGGGGTATTCGTCACCAGCCCGGGCGTACCCACACCAGGAGTGGTGGGAATGTTGTTAACCGGCGCACCACTTGGAGGCTTCGTCGGTGGAACGGCTTGCCCGATGATCCCCTGAAGTTGCGTCTTCTGGGCGTTCGGGTCACTGGTGAGGAAGGCTTGGCGCTGCGGCACGCCCCACTGGTTCCATTGGGTGAACGCCTTCTGTTTCTGGCTCTCTTGCAGCGTGTCGAACCACTGGCGCGTGGGGCCAACGAACTGCGGTGAGGTCGTGGTCGGTGCCGTGGTCGCCATCAGTACCCCCTGCCCGTGCCGCCTCGGGCACCGCCCCGCTGATGCGTGGCCCGCTCCGTGGGCGGGGCCTCCTCACGCGGGGCTTCCTCCTCGGGCGTCTCACCGGGCCGTGCGAGCAACTGCTTGATCAACTGGCTCTGCTCCGCCTCGCTCAACCCGGCGAGGAACTGGAGAAATTGCGGACTCGGGGCTGCGAGTTGCGAGAGGGCGGGATCGGTGGAGAACAGCGTGGTGAGTTGATCGACCGTCATCCCCCCGGCTCCCAAGGTCCCGGTCATGGTGCCACGGCCACCCACCGCCTCAGCCGACCCTCCCGCCCCACCCTGCTCCAGATACGTCCAGTCGTTGGGTCCCTCTCCGGTCTTGACGAACCGCTTGTTGTGCTTGAGATCCACCCAGCCTTGGCCGAAGTCGAAGCGGTCGAACCCGTCCCACTGGTGCGCGATCCCGGCCTTCTCGAAGACGGCATGGGCCTGCTCCAGGGAATCCTCAGCATCCGGGTCAATGTGACTGAGGATGCGGCTCACCTGATACTGCCGCCCGAAGTGCGGGTTCTCGGTGCTGGCCTCGCCGTAGCTGCTGGGGCCGCCATGCACCCCGTAGCCTTCCATGTGGCCCGGTCCGGCAAAGGCTCCCCAGCCCGAGGGCATACTGAGACCCCCAACCGTGACCCAACCTTCCGGGAGTTCCCCCGTCGCCGGGGCTGCCTCGCCTTCCTCACCCTCCGCAGGAGGCACAGCCGTCTCCGGTGGTGTCTGGATGGGCGGCAGGCCGCGCTCCTCACGGAAGCGGTTCAGCCGATCCTGCCGATCCTGCTCGAACTGGGACAACCCCTGCTCAGGGGTAGTCCCCGGAGCCGGAGGTGGTGCGGGAGCCTGTGGCGGGGGCGGGGCTGCGCCGACAGGACGCTCAGGACGACCCGGCCGCTGCGGTCCCTGCCCTGTGCTCAGCGGCTGCATCGAGGGCGTGGGGAACGTGGCCGGAGGCGGTGCCGTCGTGCCCGGAGCCACGTAGCCTCCCGAGAAGGGATTAGGACGCCTGATGGGAGCCGCCGCAGTCGGGGGCGGCTCGTAGGTCCGCACCCGTGAGGGCGAGGGTGTAATGGGAGCCGCCAGCACCGGAGCCGCCGTTGGCCCCACCTGCCCCAGTTGCTCCAGGAGCGCCCGCCGCCGCGCTTCCCGGTCGAAGCCGCCTCGGTCGCGTAGCATGATTACTCTCCCGGCAGAGGATACGCTAGAATGAGCGAGGCAGGACGACGTATCACCGCCGCCCGGCCTCTAACCACCCCGCCTATCAGGGAGGCGTCATGGCTACGCGCATTCTCTCCACAAATCCACTCACCCCACAACAACTCTCGCGCTTCTGGGCCAAAGTCGAAGTCCGAGAGTCGGACGAGTGTTGGCCGTGGCAGGCTGGGAAACTGTCTTGCGGCCCATTCAAGTACGGGGTGTTCCGCATGGACCCACACACTTTGCTGGCTCATCGGGTCGCCTTCTTCATCCATCACGGCTGGTGGCCTGAGAACGTACGCCACGCCTGCGACAACCCGCCGTGCTGCAACGTCGCACACCTGCTGGCCGGGACACCGGCTGATAACGTGAAGGACAGAGACGACCGTGAACGGCGCATCATCAAGCTCAGTCGAGCAGACGCCGACGCCATCCGACAACTGACGGGCGAATCGCCCCGCACCATTGCCGACCTCTACGGTGTCAGTCCCAGCCTCATTACGATGATCCGACGAGGTACGATTTGGCGCGAGCGTCACGACCATTAGAACGCGCCCACACCCCACAACCGCTGCACAAAGATTCTAAAGTCCTTGGCAGCGGCAAGACCCTCGCTTCCATCCCAGATGCGTCCAAGTTGTTCTAGATCCGCAAAGGCCGACTTGAGCAGGCCCACTTCCTCAGTGGTGTACCCCAGTGCGACGAGATCGGCATCGACCGTCGCGGTCAGATATTCCTGCATCGTCAGCACATCCTCGAACACGCGCTGGAAGGTGCGCGAGATGTCGCCCGAGCGGGCGTCAATCTCGTCTTTCGTGACCGGGAGGCCGACACTCATAGGAACCCCTCTCAGGCAATCTCGAAGGTGATGGAACCGCGCACACTCAGCGTGTTGGTCGCGGTAGCGAAGTTCGCAAACCCGGCCTTGTTCAAGGCGACATAGGCGAGAGTGTACGTCGCGGTGATGGGGCCGGTCGTCATCGGTGATTCTCCGGTCCAGATCCCGGTCCCATAAGCCGAGGAACTCACCGCAAAGCCACCGGGAATCTTGATGCGGAGTTCATTGGTCGCCACCGACACACTGGTGGTGTTGAGGTAGAACATCAGGAGCATCGTCTTGCCGACCAGCGTGTAGCGCAGGATCACCTGATCCCCCGCGTCCACCGTCCACGCCCCGGCCCCGGCTGTGAAGTTCGCGGCAGAGTAGGCCACGTTGATGCCGTAGCCCATCGCCGCCGAGCGACCCAGTTCCGTCACCCCGCCAGAGGGAATCATCACCCCGAGGCCACCCTGCACCGTGAGACTTGCCCCCGCCGTCACCGCCCCCGAGAGGGTGGTCGTCCCGTACACCGTCAGGTCGGTGCCCGCCACCGGCACCCCGCCGAGGCCCACATCCCCGGTGAGTTGCGAGGTGCCGCAGACGGTGAGATCCGTCCCGGCCACCAGTGGGCAGCCCCCGATGGCGGCGGAGTCAGCGACCGTGAGGACGTTGATGGCGAGGGGATCGGGCACCGTCGCGGTCCCTGCGGGTCCCTGTGGCCCGACATCCCCCTGCGGTCCCTCGGGGCCGATTGGACCCTCTGGCCCTTCTGGACCCGGTATCCCCTGAATCCCCTGCGCCCCGGTATTCCCGGTATCGCCCTTGACGCCTTGAGGACCCTGCGAGCCGGTGGCCCCGGTCGTCCCAGGGATGCCCTGAATCCCCTGCGGGCCGGGATCGCCCTGTGGTCCCTCTGGCCCTGTCGCTCCTGTGGCTCCGGGAGGCCCTGGCACCGTGCTATCCGCCCCTTGCGGCCCCTCTGGACCCTCCGGACCTGTGGCTCCTGCTGGCCCCTCGGGACCGGGCACGGTGCTCGCCGCTCCCTCTGGCCCTTCAGGTCCGGGAGGGCCGATGGCTCCCTGCGGACCCTGTGGGCCGGGAACCGTGGAGTCGGCACCAGATGGCCCTTCTGGTCCCGTAGGACCCGCTGGGCCGGTCGATCCGGTGGGGCCTGTGGGTCCGGCAGGCCCTGGGTCCCCCTGCGGTCCTGGAGGTCCCTGGGGGCCTCCAGCGGGGCCTGCGGGTCCGGGTGGTCCGGGCGGTCCCGGCTCCCCGCTCAGCCCGGAGTGGTGCGTGCCATCCGGGTTGTGGTCCACGTCCCATGTCGCCCGAATGCGGGCAATCATCGAGTCGAGTTCATCCGTCAGCGGACGGCTCAGGTGCGAGATTTCCTCCCGGTTCATCAGGCCCAGCTTCACTCAGTCCTCCTGATGGGCTTGGACAGGGAGCACCAGTTCATCGAGCGTCCAGTCGGCATCCACGTTCCCCGGATCGCCCAGCGTCACCTGAAGGGCGCGATTCCCCGAGAGGTAGCTCGCCTCGAACTTGCGGATCACATGCGTCTCGGCCAACTGGGGCGTCAGGTCGATCATCTCCTCGTGGATCTCCAGCCCGAAGTCCCGGATGAGCGTGAGTTGCACCTCGGTCGGGGCCGCCACGGCGAGAATCCGCCCCTCCCACGCGCTCGTCTCCCGCAGGATCGTCTCCAGGACGTAAGGCTTGGTCGTGATGAGCGCCTGATACTTCTCGCCGTAGTCGCGGGTGCCGGTATCCCCCTTGAGGATGACCGGCTCGCCCTTGTTGAGCGAGAAGTACGGCTTCATCTCAATCGACATGCGCGTCCCAGGCACATCCGAAAAGAGGCACGAGGCCGTCCCCACCGGGTCCTGATTGGGGTAGGGATTCACCGAGAAGCCCCCGTCGAGCATGTCGTACATCAGCCGCACATTGGGGGAGTTGGACCCATCCACCGCGATCCACCACCAGATTTCCTGTTTCTCGCTGTAGTGGAGACCCGTCGCGTGCTGCTCCGTGGGTGTCAGGTTCACCCGGTCCCAGAAGCGCCGGATCTTCCAACCCAGAAACTCCAGCCCGGTCGAGCCAATGCGGTAGGGACCCGTGTGGCTGAGGAAGTAGAGCGCCGGGTTGCCATCCTGATCCTCGCCCACACAGATCGACTTGTGCGAGAGGGTGCCGATGTCACGGCTCACCTGCACCACATGGTAGGGGGCCGTATCGATGCCGGTGGGCACGAGCTTCCAGAGTTGGCGCTGCTTGAACACGTAGACCATGCCGAGCAGTTGCGCCAGCCCGGTGATGGATTCCCCGTCCTTCTCGGTGAGATCGAGGTAGTTGTTCTGGACATTGGCGATCTCGGGCACCCGTTCCCCGTTGCCGCTGCTGGTGCCCAACACGGGGGTGAACCACACCCGGCTGCTCAGGCCGTGGCTGCGGGGCGCATTCGGCTCCTGCTCCCAGCTTCCGGCCATGATCAGGCGGTTGCCGTCCGTGATGAGGAAGCGGGCCGAGGGCGGCGGCAGGTAGGCCCCGATGAGCGGAGCCACCGGGAAGGTGTTGATGACGGCGACGTTATCGATGAGGCTCGCGGTGGCGGCGGGAGCCGAGGCAATCGGGCCGTAGTACACGCCGTCCGTCGAGGCCGCATAGAGATCCCAGTGCGTCACATCCTCGACGGGGGAGGTTGGGAGCGCAGGCCGGTTCACGATCACCTGCTGCGCGGCGAGCACCGTCGCAGGCGTCGAGGCGGGGGAGAGTTCCGAGCGGGTGATGTAGGTGCCGAACACGGTCGTCTCGTAGCGCCAGCCCACCTTGTAGGTGCGGGTGTCGGTGACGGCTCCCGCACTCTTGGTGCCGATGGTCGGGGCCGCAGGGGGCGTGATCCCGACCCGGCGCAGGGTCCGGTCTCCGGGGCCGTTATCCTGCGCCACATGCAGGCGATCCACCCCCGAGTTGTAGGCCATGAAGCATTGGCCGTTGAAGGTGCAGCAGACGACGTGCTGGGGGTCCGAGATGGGATCGGGCGTGTCGAAGGCGGTCCACGTCGCCCCGTCACTGAGCCGGTTCACATGCCCATCGAAGTCGAAGGCCCAGAGTTCCGCCTTGAGTTGCGTGAAGTCCGAGACATGGCGGTAGAGGGTGGCGAGATCCTTCGTGAAGGTGTGGCCGCTCACGTCGAACACCTCGGAACCGTGGCGACGGTGCGCGATCCCGCCCTCCTGCCAGTCCACGTTCACCGCTTCGATACACTCGTTCTCGGCCACGAGGGTGGGCGGGTCGGTGTCGTTCATGCCGCCCCTCAAGTCACGGATGGTGAGGTACTGCCGGTTACGCGAAGCCACCGGCTACCACCGTCCACGGGGGAACCACGGGCCGAGATTCGAGCGGCCCCCAGTCACATCCTCCCCCGGCACGATGAAGTAGCCCGGAGGGTTCTCGACGTAGTGGCGGAGCATCACGATCCCCCCGGCCAGTTCCGCCTTGGCATCCCCCGAGCGCGTGTCGTCCTTGCGCTCGTACTCGTCGGCACGCCCGGCGAGCACCAGGAGGTGATGGAAGTCCTGCGGGAGGAGCGGCTCATCGGTCGGGTTCACCAGATCGAGGATCTGGCGCGTGTAGTCAATGTGGTAGGGCACGGCACCAGACGGCGTGGGGAACAGGATGATCGTGAAGTGGCGCATCATCGTGGTGCCGGGGAGGATGCGCCCGAGTTCTACGCTGGCCGCGGCATCGCTCACGAGCATCACCGTGCCCGTCTGTGGAGCCGAGAGGTAGAATTTCTCCACCGAGAGGTAGTCCGAGAACACTCCCGCCTGCACCGTGGTCGTACCGCTGAGGATCACACTCTCCGTCTGCGTCACGCCCAACCCGCGCACGCCTTCAAGGAACACGGTGCCGGTATCCGTCACACTGGACGAGAGCACCCAGAGGCCCGTGCGCTGCGGCTGCACCATCACCGGGCGGAATCCGATGGGGATGTAGTAGTCGGGCACCCCCTGGATACCTGTCGGATCAGGCTCCTGCGTGCGATACCAGTCAAGTGATTGCGGCAGGAGCTTGAGGTCGTTCTGGCGGTCAGTGATGTTGAGCACCCGAGCGACGGTGGGACCAAGCGAGTAGTGAGACTGCCCCGCCACACTCATGATCGTCAGCCGCTCCGTGGAGTCGCGGAGCTTTGTCAGCCCCGGTAGCGAGAGAATCCTGCGGTGCCACTCGTTGATGTAGCCCCGCACCCGGCGCTGGACATCCTGCGGCGGGTAGTCGGAGTACCCGGTGCGCCGGTAGATGGCCTGCTCGATGTCTTGGAGCGTCATTACGCAATCTCGAAGGCGCGAATACCCGAAAGGTTATTGGGCCAGAACCAAATACACATCAGGCGATCTCGAAGGCGATGGAGCCACGCACATCGGTGTTGTTCAAGGAGGTCTGCCAGTTCACGAACTCATCCTTGTACAACTGGATCTGGGTGCTGGACGGAATCACGACCGCGAACCCCGTGACCGAAATGGGTGCCCCGTTGTCCACGTAGTCGGTGGCCCCACGCCCGGTGGACAAGGAGGAGGCCGTATAGCCCCCCGGCACCTTGATGCGGAGGTAGGTGGTCACCCCGACCACGGTGGAGTTGTCGATGGAGAAGGCCACCATCATCGTCTTGCCAATGAGGGTATAACGCAGAATCACCTGATCGGGGGCGGTCAGCACCCACGTCCCATGCGAGGACGTGAAATTCGCCGCATTGAAGGGTTCATTCTGCCAGTAGCCCATCGGGACGCTGCGGCCACCCTCCAGATACCCCTCGATAGCCCGGATCGTGGTCGCCCCATGCACCGCATCCCCAAAGTAGGCGCTCCCGGTCAGTCCCGTGTCGGCTGAGACGACAATCCCCCAGTTCGGATTGGGGGCCAGCCCCACCCCGACCACACCCGCCGTCTGGATGGTGTCCACGACGAGATCGGTGGAGGGGTCCACGGGCGGTCCCGGTGCCCCGGTCGGTCCCGGAGGCCCTTGGATGCCCCCGAGGATGATGTCTACGGCTTCTACGTCAGTCGGCATTAGGCGGCCCTCGTTCGTCGCTCCTAGAGGCGCTGGAGGCCCCAGAGGGGCATCCTACGCAGCCCTCGATCCCACCACGTCGCCCTTGATGAGCACCCCGCCCTTGAGGATCGTTTTCACGTCACCCGAGGGATAGGCCAGTTGCAGATCCCAGACGGCATCGCTGCGATCCAGCGACTTGCTATCCACACCAGAGAGCTTCATCTCGATTTCCTGCCCGGTGACGATGCAAGTGAGCGGCACGATGATCCGCACCTGATGAATCTCCGCGATCACCACCACGCCCGTCAGATCCGCAGGCACCGTCTTGGCGCTGTCTGCCCAGCAGATGAAGATCCAGCGATAGGAATCCCCACGGTAGATATGGAGCGGGTAGACAGCCGGTTCCGTCATGGCGAATAGCTGGCTAAGCGCCATCCTCGACCTCAACAGGGGCTTTGTGGTTGCGGACCACCTGCTTCTCAAGTTCCTGCACCTTGAGGCGCAGCATCTCGATGTCGTTGAGTTCCGGCCCTTCCACGAGTTCGCGCAGGATGATCAGGAGCGGCGGGAGTTCCGCCCGCTGGTCGATGCCTCTGTGCGGCACATTGACAAATAGCCGGGGTTGCCCGGAGTTGTCCCGCTGAATCCTGGCCGTCCAGCGCCCGTCCTTCGCCACACAATCGGTCTTGATGGCGTTGAAGGCGTCGATCTCCTCCCTGGTGAGCCACTCCCTCCGCTGCTCCCCGCCGCAGAAGTAGGTCGGGCGGGTGAGATCCGGGCGGGGATGGTCACGCTCCCCCAGGGGATTGTAGGCGCTCACGTCGGGGAAGGTGGGATTGGAGGGCCGTAGCTCCTTGTGCATGGCACGGGAGGAACCTTCCGCCACACCCACCATGAGGTCTTTCAGTTGCTCGAAGGTCAGGGTCGCGCCCCCGTCCTGCTCCTCCGCTTCCTTCTCGACCTTTGCTCGTGGCATGACTTCCTCTGGAGAAAAACCGAGGGGGAAGATCCCAGCCCTTCCCCCTCGGTACACCTGGAGACGCTGAGAAATCTCTAGGTGATAGTGTGTACCACGCCCAACCGTCTGCGGTTATTCGTGATGAGGTTGGCGAAGGTCGCTACCTTGTGGACGTTGGCGAGTTGGTTCGCTGGGTCCACCTCCGGGTACATCTTCATCCAGCCGCCCTTGAGGTAGGCGAGCTTGAGGTTCCGGTTGTTGTAGAAGTACGCCTTCCCAGCCGGAGCCGCCTCATCGTAGAAGATGGGTACGGCCTTGAACATCAGGGCGTCGTTGGCGAACCCGGCGTCACCCTTCGTCTTGAGGTCGGAGGTGTAGAACCGCTCATTGACCGTGAGCTTCGACTCGTACCCCTCCAGAACGGCTCTGGTCGTGAGGCACGCGGTCGGGAGTTCGTCCACGCCCCCGCTACTGCACTGGTTGTACACCGAACGCATGGCCGCGATGAGGTTATCGAAGGCCACGGCGGTCATGGTGCCCGCAGCGGTCTTGTTGCGCCAGAAGGCCCAGGTTGCCGGGTCGATGCCGCCGACAATGCCCACGGCGGGGTTGTCCGCGATGATCGATTGCAGCCCGTCAATGCCGGGGCCACCCGTGGAGGTGCCCAGACACTGGATATTCATCTGGTTGATGTGGCTGTCCTTGCCGTTTTCGAGCTTCTCGGCAATGACGTTGAACTTGCGGGAGCCTGCCGCTGCTCTCAGGCGTTCCAGTTCTGAGTACACAACGGTCCCGGCGTTGATGCGCCACTCGTAGCGGGCCGCATCGAACACGTCAATCCGGGTGGTGTCGAGGAGTTCCAGTTCCGTGTAGGCACGGAAGGTGGTGTTCTCGGTGTATTCGAGCGAGTACTCGATGAGGCGGCCACCGTCAGCTTCTTCCCTCATGCCCTTTTTGCCGAGGCTGAAGAAGAAAGCGCGGGAGTTGAAGAAGTTATCGGTGGGCTTGTCCCCGAGCTTCTGTTCCCAGACGGAGGCGGCTACCTGGCCTAGTTGTGGATCGGGCATGGCATCGTCCTATCATGTGCCCACCATCGTGTCCCAGGTCCGCGCCAGCAGGTCCTCCCAGGGAGTATCCGCAGGTGATTCAGCGGTTGTGGGGCGACGACCGGGATTCATGGTGGTGGCTGAGGGTTTCTGCTTTAGCTCCTTGAGCACCGAGGCCCGCTCCAGTTGACGCAGCTTGGGGACCACGACCCGGCGGTACGCCCCTTCGAGGCTCAACCGCTTGTCGCGGATCATCTCATCACGGATTTCTACGGCACACTCGTTGAAATGCGGCCACTGGGAGGCTTCCTGCAAGACCTGAGAGGCCGTGCTGTTCGCTTCCGCCATGACCTGACTCATCTGGAACTGCTGCTCGATAGGGCCGAAGCGTTGAGCAATGCGCTGCTCCATCTGCTTCATGCCCCAGTCATTGAGCGCCTCCGCCTGCTGCGCGGAATAGACTCTGCGCCCATCCTCGGTGATGAGGTCGGGCTGAGGCTTATCCGAGCCGGGAGGGGGAGGTTGCTGGCCGTTGGCCCCCTGGAGGAGGCCGGCAGCTTCCAGTTGAGCACCGATGGCGCGGTAGGTAGCGACGGGATCTTGGGCTAGAGCGCGGGCAAGTCCCGCAAGCTGATAGCCCTGTTCTGGATTGATGCCTTGTGCCCAGGCGTACTTCTGTTCGTACTCCTTGCGGGCATTGTCCAGAACGGCCTTGTGCCGGTCGAACGGGATGGGACCCTGGGGTTTGGGAGCCGGTTGTGTGGAAGGCGTCACCCCCGCCTGCGCTGTCGCGGCAGGTGCGGTCGGTGCGGCGGTTTCGAGAGAGCCTTCCTGAACCTCCGGGGACGGGCCGGAGTCCTCAGCCGGGGCTGCGGGAGCCTCGGAAGCGGTCTGGATGTCGTCTGAACTGAACAGATCGTCGGGCATAGTCGGGATAACCCGTATCGTGGGTCAATCGTTAGCCGGAGAGTCTAGGACTTTTTCCCCTTGGAGGCAACAGCCCCGAAGAACTTGCGGGCCTTGGGCGTCAGTTTGTGGCCCTGGACGGTACCGTGGGAGAGGATTTCCTTCGCCTTGGCGGGCGATGGAGCATCCTTGCGGTCACTGGGCTGCTTGGGCACTGGTTACTCCTGTCGTGGGCGTCACCACGGCACGGCGGAACGTGGTGGCGATGGAAATACGCGGGTTCTCCTCGCTGATGCTGGCCTCCTGAAGCAGGTAGCCATTCGCCCAGATCTGGACTTGCAGAAACCCCTCGCCAGCCGCCCACGCTTCGAGGCTGAGGAACAGGAAATCCCGCGTGGAGGTGAAGAAGTTGAAGTACGGCAGATCCGTCTTGACCTGCGAGGTGCCGTCCTGCGCCGTGACGTGGCGCACGGTGACGGAGCGGAAGGAGCCGGAAACTCGGAACTCGATACGGTCGGGCTGAGGGGTCGGGGGCGGATCAGGCGCGGTCGGGGCCTGAATGATGATCTTGTCCTCGCACCCGAGGGTGCTGAGGCTGAGCAGGAGGATCAGGGCCGAGCGGCGAGCGAACTGCCTCATAACCCTCCTAGTAGGTGGGGCCGAGAAACGTCCTCACTTTACAGCGGCACTTTATCACGATCTCGTGCTCCGTCACGGCTGCCGCGCACCCATCCGAGAGGTTGCCCTCGAAACAGCGATCACAGTACAGAGCTTCCCGGAGGTGGCGGTACTCAAGGAAGCGCCGGTACGCCCGGAGCAGGCGGGCTTCCTCGTCCGTGAGCGAGACGGTCGGGACCGTGGCGACCTCGCCATCGGCCCCGATGATGAGCGCGTCTCCGTCCATGTTACTTGGGCACGGGCTTGGTGGCCGGAGTCTCCGGGAGGCCCTGTGACGGGCGATTGGGACGGCCTGCCGGGAGATCCTGATCCGGCACCAGAATCAACCCGGAGCCGCAGAGCCACTTCACGATGAAGCGGGCACCCGGACGGATGGGAAGCTCGTTCCCGGCTTCGGGCTGCTCACCGGGCAACTCGTTGCTGGGAATCGTCGGATCGAACGGGAACACCGGGAGGAGGCTGATATGGCCGCCACCGGGAAGGCCCTGTGAGGGGTAATTGATGCCCCCCTGCCCGTAGCCGGGGTCCACTGGGCGACCACCGTAGCCGGGGAGCGCGTTGCCGGGGTAGGCGGGTGCGCCGGGGAGGGTGTTGTCGATGTCGCCCCCACCGGGGCCAAGGATCGTGATGACACACAGACGGCTCATGCAGAACTCCAATCAGAAACGGGTGAGGCGAGAGTTTACCACCTTCACCAGCCCACCAGCCATGCCACGCCCACACCGGCGAGCATACCCGCCCAGACCAGCGCAAAGGCCACACACCAGCGCAGGTAGGGGTCGGTAATCATATCCACCGCTGCGTGTGCTTGCTCTTGTCCGTGCCCCGCTCCGGGGCGTGCCGTACCACCTGCACGAGTCCCTTGGCCTCCGCCGCCCGCTTGATGGCGCTCTTGGAGTAGAACCGCTGTGGCGTCGGGCTGAGGTTCTCGATCACCTGCCCACCCGGAATCTCGTCCCGCTGGACGTTGAAGGTGCCGAGCGGAGGATGGGGGCACCGATACCAGAACAGCCCCGGCGCGGGGAACAGGAACCCGCAGTCCGGGCAGCGGTCCTCGCTCAGAGGGTCCACCGGATCTCCTTCACGGATGGCATATCTGGGAGCAGATACCACGAGCGCCCGAGGATCTTGAGATGGCGACCGGGGGGCTGCCCCACTAGCAGCCAGTTTCCCGGTTCCACCTTCCGCAGGTGCATACGTAGCGTTGCGGACTTCAGCCCAAGCTGCCGTGCCACTTCCGAGGCCGATTGCCCATTCACCCGCCGTGTGATGCGCCGGGAATTCTCCGACTGCTGGAGAGGGGTGGCCCAGTGGCAGTTCTCGGGGCTGTAGGGACCGTCATTGTCGATGCGATCCAGCGTGAGACCGGGAGGTGGCTCACCCATATCCTCCGCGAAGTGCTCAAAGGTGCGCCAGCGGTCGCAAACGTTGATGCCGCGCCCACCGTACCGAGCATATTTGCCGGTGCGTGGATTCGTACAGCGGGTCCACATATTGCTCCACGCCCGGTGCAACTGCGTGCGTTGGCCCCCAGCCGTGTGCCCGTGACGAGCCACATACCTCATTGAATGGTTCCCCCTACCGGAGGTCCGGGCATTTCGCCGGTACGCCGCTCTGAATGGGCTTCGAGAGGACGCTGTTGTTCAGCAAGACCACCATGCTCTGTTTCAGGCGGGGGCGTACCCTGCCCGGTATCCTCTGCACTCACCCCCACAGTCTGATTCATGGCGAGCGAGGCTTTCCGGGCATGATCCTGAGCGGCTTTGATGGCCTCTGGAGAGATGTTGATGCCGCCTAACCTCAATATTTCCATAACTATAGGGAATCTGGGGAAGTTCGGGTCCAGATCCTCACCGGAGAAGCGGTATGAGATATTCGGCGGCTCAGGACCCTTCTCTGGCTGCTCCTGAAGGAGCATTCGCTGAGGATCAAGGTTGAGCTTCCTCAAGGTGGCCGAGATGAGTTCGATCCGGTTGATGGCCGGGTCGTTGATCATCATCTGATAGGTGTTGATCGCGTTCTGGCGCTCCTGGTTCGCATCGACCGGGATACCGGAGTCGGGCTTGATGGCGTAGGCGAACTTGCCCTGGATGGCCTGCTGGTCCCAGGGTTGCAGTTGCGCGATGCCGTCTGGACCCACCACACGGACGTAATCGGTCTGATCGTCGTACATCTGGATGAGGCTTGCCAGTTTCGCCACGCCATTCGTGAACCAGTGGAATACACGGTTGCGCTCACGTTGGAGGCGGGTGACTGAGTTCTGCTGAATGATGCTGCTCTCGGTGGCGCTCCTCACGGTTTGCTCCGGCATCCCGAGTTGGTTCGCGCCCATCGCCCAGATTTCCCCGATGTCCTTCTCGATCTGCTCGTTGAAGCGGAAGTTCTCCGGGGGAAAGACAGCCCTGGCGATCTCCACGATGGGCGGGTTGCCCGAGTCCAGCCCGGAGACCGGGATGATGGACTGCCAGATATTCGCCCTCAGCTTGTCGAGGCCATCCTGCCCACCCAGCCGGTTAATATCCCCGACCCTGAGCGGGATGCTTCTGTCGCGCTGGAGGATCATCTGGGAGCGGCCTATCGAGAGTTCATCGACCTGCGCCCGCGACTGGGTGCAGTCTGAGGGCGGGAGGGCGGAATCCGAGAACCTCAGCGTGAGTACGTGGATCGGGAACCCTTCCATCCCGCCCAGCCGCCCATCCGGGCCGACCCTCTGGTACGGAGAATCTTCATGGCGTACCGGAACATCAACCCCGTCAAGGAGCACCAGGAGCCGAAGTTTGTTCGGGTGCTTCTCCTGATCATCGAACCGGGAGGCTTTGTACCAGATTTCCCAGCCTTTGGCTTTCTTCGCGTCATGGAGCACACTCGGCTTGTCTAGGGAGAGCGAGAACTCATCCTGGGCTGCCGATCCCTGGGAGGGGACCTTCTCCAGGTTGTACATCTTGCGGGCGGTCAGGGCATCCATCTCGAACTCAAACCCCAGCCAGTCGGCATCATCGAAGTCGCTACCCCGGAAGGTGTCGGGGAAGCGGAGCTTGCCGGGAGCGATCCTGCGCCAGAAGTACTGCTCGAAGACCACGTTGGGGACCTGCTCCATCGGGGAGGGGTTCATCGGGTCCTGGGACTGGGTACCGTCTGCGCTGATCTGGCGGTAGCCGTCCACAACCGTCTCGTAGCCGATCTTGCTCACGCCCACACCTGACGGGCAGAGGACATCGAACATGACCTCCTCCATCAGGCTCATGACATCCACTCCGGCTGGGCCTAGCTCGTGGTTCACACGGGCCTGAAACACCAGGACCGATGCCTCCAGGTGCTTCTGGAGGGCGGTGAGTTGGATCTCCGGGGTCTGGAAGAATAGCTGGGATTTCTTCTGCTCGGTGAAGGAGAAATCCTTGGGCACGACGACCGTGTGCTGCTCCGGGATGCGGAGGAGCGTTTTCCCGTGGTAGGCATCCATGTTCGCCTTCCACTCAGCCATTTTCTGCTTGAGGATGTCCTCGGAGGCTTCGATCCTGGTACGCCACTGGCCGAGAGAGTTCGGGTGCTTGTCATTCGTGGGGAGCGGGATCGGTTGCGCCCCTCCGGTATCGTACGGGAGTGAGTCAGGCATTTATCGAACTCCTAGGCGTACATTCCTGGACCCAAGCACCGCAATCTTAGGTCTACGGGCTTCACGAAACAAGTACCCAGCCGTACCGGGGCCGGGGAGGGTGCGATCCACAAGGGTCGTCGGGGCTGGGCGGGACATGGCTCCGTAGCGCATGGCGTCGAGGCCGTGATCGTCCCCATCGGTATCGAGATCATCAGGATCATTCACGTCCTGGATGGCGGCGGGGATCGTCCTGATGAGATAGCGGCAGGCCGGGGACACGATGAGCCACGGCATGGTGTCTGGAGCGGGCTGGAACAGGGTGTGGAGGCGCTGCCAGCCGTTTCTGCGCTCGTTACTGACACTCATCAGGGGGACCCCGTGGTAGCCGAAGGTTTCCAGGATGGACTCCCCCATCTGGCCGGAGTTCTGGCGCGTGGCCGGATCTGCTGCCGTGTACCGGATATTGGAGATGCCCAAGTCCTTCGTGTGCTGGATGATGCGGTCTGCGACCTCTGGGATAGGGGTGTACTGGAACTTGTACTCATGGGCAATGTAGTAATGCCCATCCGGGAGGCAGGCCCACCACAGACACACCCCTGGGCTGTTATAGCCCCAGTCGAGCGAGCGGAACCATTCCACGTCCTCGGAGACGGCCCCCAGATCCCGGATGTTGTAGGTTTCATCCCAGGTAGCGAAGAACTGGCCCTCGAAGCAGTACCAGTCGGCTTCGAGAAGCTGCTTGACCCGGATCTTGGGGAGGGCCTTGAGGCGCTTCACGTACTTCGGGTCCAGGTAGGGGTTATCGGTCCAGATCGCGGGCACGTAGCTCCATTCGGCAGGGTCGTACTCGGGGTAATCCTCCGGGTTGGCGTTGCCGTCGATGAAGAAGTCCCGGATCTGGAGACCGGAGATGCCGCCGGGGTTGGTGGCGGCACGGACCATAGCCGTCAGGCTCGCATCAGAGGTTCTGGCGCGGCTCATGAGTTCGAGCACATCGTCCCAGGCGAAGGTCGTGATCTCATCGAAGCCGATCCAGCAGTACTCGGTGGAGAGGTACTTGGACACGTCCTGGGAGGTCTCACAGTGGCCGAACTCCAGGTAGCTCCCGTTGGAGAAGCGCATCACCCGCTCAGTGGCTCCAAAGCGGGCGGAGATGAGGTCCTGTTCGCGCTCTGCCGCCCTCATGTGGGTTTTCTTCAGCTCCGGGAAGGTTCTACGGAGCAGGAGCGCGGAGTAGCCCGGATAGGTCAGGCACCTCATGTAGGCGTCGTACCTCAGCGCGTGCGACTTACCGGGACCCGCAGCCCCTCCGAATAGTGTGTTTGGCGCAGGTGAGACGTGGAAATCGACCTGCCGGGGGAGGGGGAGATAGAGCCACCTGGTTCCCTCCTTAGTCCTCAGCCCGAGGCCGTAGGCTTGCTGTCGGGCGTAGCAGGCCGGTGTGGAGCAGACCCAGTAGGGACCCGTGCGGACGAAGGGAGCCTTGCACCAGCAGCAGCGGGCATGTTCATGCACCAGTGGCTGAGATTCGGTCGAGAACTCCGCCGCGCCTGGGATCATCTCACCACCACGCTAACCTTTGCCTTCGCAGGAGCGGAGCGACTGCGAGCCGCTCCAGCCATCATTCCTCTGGCGACCCAACCCCCATCGCCTCAATGACCAATGGAGCTTCCTGCTTGGCTGGGAGGGCTGGAACGGGCATTCCTGGAAGGATGCCGACCACGATCTGAGGGCCGTAGGCGCGGCCTTCGCGTTCGATGATGGGCTGGATCTCGCCTGCGTGGATCAGGATCTTCTCGGCCGGGTTGGGATCGCCCCTCTCGGCAGCAACGGTCGAGGCGCGTTTCATGTCCACCACGGCTTCATGGGCAATGCCGTGGAGGAGTTCCTTGACGGGTGGCATGTGGCGGTACTTCTTGAGGAGGCGCTGGATGGCCCGCTCGTCGCACCCAAAATCGTCGGCCAGTTGCTTGTGGGTGAGCGACGGGTGCTTGCGCTTGGCGTGGACGATCATGGCGCGTTCCAGGGGGTCCAGGCGGGTGTAGGGCTTACGCTCCTCCTCTGGGGGGAGATCCTCGGGAGAGCCATAGGCTTCCCCGCCTGCCTCCCGGATACGTTCCTTCACGGCCTTGAGGCGCTGAGTGATCGAGGGTTTCTTGGTCATGGCGTTACTAACCTCTGCCGTACCACAGAGGGCGCTGGATGATTGATGGTTTCTTGGTCATCGGGGTAACACATTCGGAAGCTGCACGAACCTCGTCAGCAGGAAGAAGATGATCACCAAGAGAGCCAGGATCTGGATGGCGCTCGCCCAGTAGGGGGGCATGGG